ACTCAGCCCCCACGACTACTACAGATACAGATGGATTTTATGATTTCACAAGTGGTGCGGGTGCAGGGCAAATAGCCGCTGGATTTGATATAATACAAATCAAACCGTTCCGCGATGACCTATTTATCTTTGGTACAAATGGCATCAAGAAGATTACCTTAGACGCTGCCAATAATTTTGTTACTGATCAGGTTACGGCTAACGTGGGTTGCGTTGCTAGAGACAGCGTACTTGAAATCGGCGGTGATCTTATGTTCTTAAGCCCCGATGGTTTCAGACCTGTTGCAGGTACAAGTCGTATCGGGGATGTTGAACTAGAAACAGTATCTAAACCAATACAGGCTACACTTGTAGATATCATTGCTAACGAAGATATGGACACGCTGAATGGCGTTGTTATTAGATCAAAGTCTCAGATAAGATACTTTATTGGTGACGATAGTATATCAGCCTCTGATAGTATTGGTATTATTGGCGGTCTTACAAACAGCACAGGCGCAATATCTTGGGAGTTTGGTGAATTACTAGGTATACGAGCCTCATGCACAACAAGTGGTTATGTAGGCACTACTGAGAACATTCTACACGGGGATTATGACGGTAGGGTGTACAAACAAGAATTTGGTACAAGTTTCAATGGCGGTGATATTATATCTATCTACGCAACACCTTACTTAGATTTTGGTGAAACTGAACAACGTAAAACAATGCGTAAGATAAATACGTTCATTAGGGCCGAAGGTCCACTTGAGATGCTTTTAAGTATGACGTATGATTGGGGCGATGGGGCTACATCAACCCCCGCTACGTACTCACAATCCTCAACAGGCGCACCTACCAGATACGGCGGTAGGAATATTAACTATAATGCAACCAACGTACTTTATGGTGGTTCATCAAAGCCAATAATGACCAGTGATATTCAAGGATCGGGTTTTTCGGCACAGGCAACTTTTGTAACGATAGGTCAGACAGAACCGTTCTCTATTCAGGGCATGGTCTTTGAATTTACCACGGCAGGGAGAAGATAACAGATGGCGGGTTATACACGACAGTCCACTGGTAGTATTATTAACGGTTCGCCAATTACAGCGCCGCCGCTAAATACAGAATTTAACCAATTACAAGCTGCCTTCAGTGCTACTACAGGTCACTCTCACGATGGCTCAAGTGGCAACTCTCCTAAGATTAACCTTGCTACGTCTATTGTAGGATTTCTTCCAGCGGAACATGGTGGTATTGGTGGTAAGAATAAACTTGATGCCACAACTACCCCTGTTGTTTCTAATGATAACACTGAGGGTTACGCACCGGGGTCTTTGTGGGAAAATACTACTACAGGCCGTATATATATCTGTGTAGGCAGTGCTACCGGAGCGGCTGTCTGGCGTGAATTATTACAAGTACAGAACGGTAATGCTGTACTCCCAGAGGCTACAGATACTGTAGACTTAGGTTCTAACACTGTACGTTTTCAGGATTTGTTTCTTAGTGCGGGAATAGCTGCCGCAGGTAATGCTACTATTGGTGGCACTATGAACATCACAGGAGCAACGGCTCTTGGTTCTACGCTTGGTGTAACTGGTGATACCACGCTGGTTAACCTTTCTGCTACTGGTACAACAGTAATCACATCTATTGATCTGAACTCTGGTGCTATTGATAGCACTACGATTGGTACTACTACCCCAGCCGCTGGTACGTTCACTACACTGAATGCAAATACTAGCCTAGTAGCTGCCACAGCCGATATTAACGGCGGTACAGTTGATGGGGCTACTATTGGTGCGTCTACTCCAAGCACAGGCGCTTTCACTACTCTAGGTGCTTCTGGAACATCTACTCTAGCAACTGTTGATATCAATGGTGGTAACATCGATGGAACAGCAATCGGGGCTGCGGTACAATCCACAGGAGCGTTCACAACCGTATCGTCTTCAGGTCAAGCTACTCTGGCAACAGTTGATATTAACGGTGGCTCAATTGACGGTGCTGCTATTGGCGCTAACGCAACTTCTAGCGGTGCTTTCACTACTCTGTCTGCTTCTGGTGGGATAACTGGTTCACTAACTGGCAACGTGACGGGCAATGTCACGGGTAACGTAAGCGGTGCAATCACAGGCAACGTCACTGGTGATTTAACTGGTAACGTAACCGCAGGTTCTGGTACGTCTTCATTCAACAACGTCACTATTGATGGCACGTTGAACATGAATGCTGGTACATCTGCTACCATTCAAAACCTTACTGCTCCTACAAATGACTTAGATGCCGCCACAAAAAAGTATGTGGACGATGAAATCTCTACCCTGATTGGTGATGCTGGTGCAGGGCTGAATACCCTTGGCGAACTAGCAGATGCCCTGAATGATGATGATGACTTCAGCACTACGGTAACAAACAGTATCGCTACTAAGCTGCCAAAAGCTGGTGGCACTATGACAGGCGCTATCGCCATGTCTACGAATAAGATTACTGGCGTAGGTGATCCTTCATCAGCCCAAGACGTAGCTACAAAATCCTACACTGATACTCAGCGTAACACCCGTGTAGCTAAGACAGGCGATACCATGTCTGGCGCTCTGGCTATGGGGTCTAATAAGATCACTGGCTTGGGTACTCCTACGGCTGGTACAGACGCTACCACAAAGACCTATGTAGACAATATCCTTGGATCAGCCACTGTAGCAGCGACTTCAGCTACTAACGCTGCAACCTCAGAATCAAATGCTGCTACTAGCGAAACAAACGCATCAAACTCAGCAACAGCGGCTGCAAGTTCAGCTTCTTCTGCGGCGGCTTCATTAGATAGCTTCGATGACCGTTACTTAGGTGCTAAGTCTTCGGCTCCCACTGTGGACAATGACGGTGACGCCCTGATTGTAGGCAGTCTGTATTTTGACTCTACTGCGGGTGCTATGAAAGTATACTCCGCTAACGGTTGGACGAATGCTGGTTCCTCAGTCAACGGCACTACAAACCGCTACAGCTATACAGCTACTGCGGGTCAGACAGTATTTGCTGCCACATATGACGCTGGATATGTAGACGTATTTTTGAACGGCGTGAAGCAGTTAGTCGGCACAGACGTAACCGCTACGTCAGGAACCTCAGTAGTATTTGCTACTGGAACCACGGTTAACGACATCGTTGAGATTATCGCCTACGGCACGTTTGTCTTAGCGGATCACCTTACGCAGACACAATCAGACGCACGTTATGTGCAAGTGGCTGGCGATACCATGACTGGTGACCTGTCCTTCGGAGACAACGACAAAGCCATCTTTGGCGCAGGGTCTGACCTACAGATTTACCACGATGGGTCTAATAGCTTTATTAGTGACCAAGGTACAGGTCAACTAACATTGCTTGGGTCAAATGCTATTGCTCTTAACAATGCTGCAAATACAGAGAATATGCTGGTTGCCTTTGAAAATGGCTCCATTGATCTTTACTATGACAACAGCAAGAAACTCGCCACCACCTCCACAGGGGTCGATATCACCGGCACAGCCGTAACGGACGGTTTAACCGTAGCTGGCAACGTGTCAGTCGATGGCGGCACAATCAAGCTGGATGGGGCATACCCCGTTGGTACAGCAAATACTGCATTAGGTGATGCTGCTCTGGATAGCTTAACAAGTGGTGGCAGTAACGTAGCTATTGGTAATGGCACTCTTACTGCAAACACATCTGGTAATAATAATGTTGGCATGGGCCGCCGTGCGCTTCTCTCCAACACTTCTGGTTCGGCGAATGTAAGCATTGGTTTAGATGCCCTATACAGCAACACCACAGCCAGCAACAACGTAGCCGTTGGGTATCAGGCTGCTTATAGCACCACGACTGGTTCAAGCAATACAAGTTCTGGGTATCAAGCCTTTTACTCTAACACGACAGGACACAGTAACGTGGCCTTGGGTTACGGCGCAGCTTACAGCAACACATCCGCAACTTACAACACCGCCACAGGTCTATACGCTGGATATAGCAATTCGACTGGTACACATAATAGCTATTATGGCGGGTATGCGGGATATTACCAATTAGGAATAAATAA